GGATTCAATCTGATAACTAGAAACAGTCTCTCCCCATTTAGCTTCTATAATGTTCACATTACCAATTGGATAAAAAGTAAACTGGTCCGTATCTAAATCACCTGCATCACCTAATGCAACCGCCTCAATAGACGGATGATTACTCATTATTGTTTTAAAATAATTAAGTACATTGTAGTACAAAGAATAATTTGTACCTGTATTATTAACTAAAGATACTGCCATATATTTGTTTACAATTGTATACCGCCGAAGTATTGATTACTTTGGTCAGGATAAATTTGAGTTTGATTACCGATTGATTGTAAGTATTGAGGTATGTTTTGAGAATATGAAATAAGATAGTTTTGTAATCTTAATGCATAATAGTCAGCATTTTGTTGTGCCTGTGCTTTTAAATAATCTATTTCTCCTCTAGTTGGTGCAATTCCTTGCTCTGATTGTTGTTTAACTGCTCCATTGGATTTAAACTGAACCGATGAAAATGGTATATATTCTACACAAGAATACCATATTAAAGAGTTCTTAATATAATCATCTAAAAGGTCTTGATAATAAGATGATAAACTACTAACAGTATTAGCAACAATTTGTGCTTGCAGATATTCGAATAGGATTGTTCCTAATAAGTTCTTTAAGTACTTATCTTGTGCCGTTCTTACGAATGGTAAAAGAGCATCTGCATCAATAGCACCCTGTAATGGAGTGTTCTTAATGATATCGTTTCTGTTTATAAAAAGTGCGTATGCCATAATTAATCGTTATATGTTTCGTATTCTTTGTTGAAAAATGCTTGTGAAGTTCTAACAAAATTTACATTTGGTTTTGGTTCTGATTCTAAAATAGCATCAGATGTTGATTGGTCTTGCGGTGCTTCTTGCGTTGCAGGATTCTCTAATGATTTATTAGTTTCATCTTCTACTTGCGCTACAGTCTTACCAGTCTCGTCAGCAGTTTGTGATAAGATTACTAATGGAGTTAATTGTTCAAAGAATAATTCCATTTCATCATATCCACCAGAACTCAAAGCGTAATCTAATGAGTTTAGAATTAGATTTTGGAATGGAGATATTGTCATTGTTTGCATAATAGAGAATGCTGTTTTCATCTCCTCTGATTGAGAACTAAAACCATTGTTAGCAGTTCTAATACCAAATAATAATGGAGAGGTAACTCTATGAGCAACCAGTATTCTATCTTGTGTATAATCTGCAACATATTGGTATTTCTCATGTAAGTTTTCAATATTAATTACATCAATAGTTGGTTTAGTAGCAGGGTCATCATTAAATGATAACATAAACCTTCCTGCATTATCCGTACCTGTAAACTTAGCTTGAACTAAATCTTCAATCGTTTCTCTTTCTTCAGGTGCTGGAATTCCATTATTGAAGTTTAACATTACTGCAGGTAAGAAACCATTTGTAATATTGTTTATGTGTAAGTTACTTATTTCACCTTCACTCATTGCGAATTGCATTGCTGCTACCCAATCAGGTAAGGAGTAGTAATATAAACCCGGTGAGTAGTTCTTTATGTAAAGGACTTCATATTTCTCATTTGATGTTTCAAACGCAGGTATTCTCTTTTTATCTTTAATCTTTCTTTGGTCATTCCAATCAGTACAATAGAAATAGTTCTCAACTTTAGGATTAGAACCAATTTTCTCTGCTCTTAAATACTGAACAGGTATGTGAAACATTTTAACTATCTTTGTATGTTCATCATTCCAATATACTTGGTATGCTGCATTACCATACAACTTTAAATCAAAGGTTACTCTTTTAGTTTCCTCCTGTGGGATTATCTTTTGAAGAATCTTATCGTATACTTCATTCTTGCTATACAATCCTTTACCAAATATCAAATCAGCTATACCTTCTATACAGGCACTATTAGTTGTTGATACATTGTAAGTTACTGTAACTGCATCAAAGAAATCATCCTGTCCATAAACACCAAATGGAATCCAATTATAACGTGTTTTAGTATCTTCCGTTATAAGAGGAAGCTGATTGTTATTTACATTAACGATAGAGAATTTTTGTTCTTGTTTCATATTATTTCATTATGATATATTTGTTCTCACTAACACTTGATGTTATTGGTGGAATTTGGTTTTCGTATTCTGATTTTTCTGCGGATGATGATTTATATGCCTGCAATGAACCATACCATATTGAATTTCCGCCTGTATTAAAATCTAAGTTTACTGCTCCTGAATTATAAAGTTCTAATCGGTATTCACTACCTACTATTGCTCCACTAATACTTGCAGTAAACCCTAACATACTTTCGTATCCATTATAGGTAACTCCGCTAATTGACATTGTAGTATTTTCCAAAGTATACATATTCTGCATACTCATTGTAAATTGAGATGAAGCAGTTGGTTGTGTTCTAACGGTATATGAATTACTTTCTGATATATAGTATGATAACATTATATAGTATTTATCTTGTTCTTATCTAATAATAACACTACATTTGTTAGAAATAGTTAGACATAAAAAAAGGGAACTCTATTGAGTCCCCTTTAATATTTTTATGCTATACTGAATTAGCTTCCGTAAACTACTGTGTAGTTTGAAGTTAAACCACCCAATGCATTTGTTGTTGAGCTGCCTGATAAGAATGCTGCTGGCAATAGTTCCATACCAGTGAACGTTGCTGAATAACCATAAAGGTCACCCAATGCTGCTCCTGTTTGAATTGTACCTGCAGTTAAATCTGCACCTAACTGTTGTCCAACTAATAATGCATCTCCGTTGTTTGTCCATACGATGATTTGAGGTCTACCATATGCCATTAACTTCAATTGAGTTGTCATTTCGTTAGTCAATTTCTTCAAGTTAAGAGTTAACTCTTGTGAGAAGAAAGTTGTACCATTTTCACGAGATGTATTTACTGTTTCAGTATATGCACTTGTCCCTTTAAGACTATAGAAATAAAGGGTTGAGCCGGATGGAACTGCTGTTAGTTCTCCGCTTCCGTTTTTAGTGAAAGAGCCAGTTACATAGTTAATAAAGTATACCCCTTGGATACCACCAATTGATTCTTTACAAACTTCCTGTCTTCCAGCTGATAAATTACAAGCCATATCTTTAAGTTTTTAATTTGTTAGTAAATAAAGGGGTGAGTATTTCCCACCCCCATATTAATTATTTGTTATGCGTATGCTCCTAAGTAAACGATATCTTGACCAATACCGAATTGAGTTCCGGCAGTGTATCTCATAACGATACGATAGTTTTGTGAGCCGTCAATATTAGCCATGTCTAAGACCTTAACTTCATTGTAGTCAGAAAGTAAACCTGTTCCGAAGAATAAGTTTGATTTTTGAGCTGCAACGATTTTGTTGTCACCTAAACCTGGACATAATACCAATTCAATACCTTGGAAGTTGTAAGGCTTCTCACCGATATTCATTTGATTGTTAAATCCATTAGCACCTAAACCAGAAGCGCCATTACCTGACATTGCAGTTTGGTATGCTTTTGCTACTTTTGTACCAACATATATTAATAAGTCTGGCTTACCATATACAGTTGTTGGGATTGTTTGAACTACTGAATCTAAGATAGATACTACGTTAGCTGAAGTTACAACTGCGTTAGAACCTGAAAGAATAGTAGATGAACCACCTGTGCTTCTTGCTGGTAATACTGATGTTGCTCCACCTGCAGCAACTGATGCTGATAATGCTGTTTGGAAACCAATGAATGAACCATTAGTTGCCGTTCCTTGCCATATAGCTGTTTCAGTAGCTTCTGCTACTTGTCCACCTACATAAGATACCAAGAAATCATTGAAAGATTTAGGAATCTCATCAAATGCTGAGAAGCCTAATTGCATTGCCTCCCAAGATGCTACAAATTCTTGCTTACATAAAAGTAAGTTAACTTGTAATTCTTTTGGAGTTAATACTTGTTCAGTAATAGCAACGCTACCTGAAGTTGTGAAGTCGCAAGAAGCATCTTGTACGATACCACTCACAGCTAATTTTTGAATTACACTTTTGTACTTAACGTTTGGCATAATGGTAACATATTTGTTATCCAATGTTGCTGCCGATAACAACGCTGCTGCGATATAGCCTGAAGCTGCCTCACCTGCGTAGGTTGTACTTGTTACAGTAGGAAGTGCGAAATTTTGTTTAAGTTTCATTTTCTTTTCCTTTTTTGAAATTGATTAATTAATTAGTTATATAATTTAGATAGGAAAGATGATTGTGAATCTTTACCTACTACTCTATTCTTTTTTGTTGAAGAGAACTTTAATGGGCCTGCTTCGATTGGAGCACCATCTAATTTAGGTAACTCTTCTTCTTCTTCATCCGGCTCTGCACTCATTTTGATTCCTTCTTCTTCTTGTACTACTTGAGATGCTACTGGAGGAAACATTGTTTCTTCAAATTTAGCCATCTTAGTTTCCATTTCTTGGATTCTATATTGTAAATCCGCCATTCTTTTTCCCATTTCGGTTTCAGTTGGCATTTCATCTTCTGGTATTGCTTCTGCAGTATCAGTTTCTTCAGCCATCTTCATTGTGCCTGATTCTACTGAACCTTCTGCGGTAGGTACTTCGTTTACTTTATCAGCTGCGCCTGCTTGAGGAATATCTTCAACAGGAACATCTTCTAATTCAACGTTTTCTCTTTCAACGATTTTACCGTCTTTAGTGATTACTTTGATTATTACTTCTTTACCTTCTGAATCTCTTAATGCGATTTCGTGCTCACCATCTGGTGCTGGAGTTTTAGTACCATCTTCTGATACTACTTCAACATCTTCGCCTACATCAAATGTAGGAGATTGTAAAATTGTTCCATCTGCTGTTCTTGCATCAGTAAAAAGAACTTCATCTGATGATAAAAGACTAAAAATCTTATTTAATACGTTTTTTGCATTCATATCTAATTGTTTATATTGTTAATAACATTGGTTGTTTAAATTATAGTTATTTTTTTTATAATGTCGTTAATGTTGCTGATGCAGTAAATGAGTGATAAGTGTATCCATCACTATATGTAATAGTTCCTCCAGTCGCTTTACTTCCACTTCCATAGTATCTTATTTTAACGATACCACTTCCCCCTTCTCCACCTACGCCTGAACCAAATTGAGAACCGCCACCACCACCACCTCCGGTGTTTTTAGAACCTGTTGCTGCTAATCCGGTATTAAATCCACCTGTTCCACCTCCGCCAAGTCCACCAACACCTGCTAATTCAACAAAGGTAAATGTACCTCCGCCGCCTCCGCCAGAATAATAATTTCCATCATACCAAAGTGAACCAGTTCCTCCATCTCCTCCTTTACCACTTCTGTCAGCACCTACTCCAGTACAAAATGGTAAACTACCTGTTGTTGTTGAACCATCACCACCTTGTTTATATATTGCAGTTGAACCAGTTCCACATGTAATTGTTTGTGGAGAACTTCCAGGTGATTGTGGATATCCAACATTGTTTCCTATAGCTCCTCCTGCGTAATCTCCTGCGAAAGAAGATGTACCACCATCTGGAGCTACGTTTGTTCCACCTACTCCAACACTTACAGAATATGTAGCAGCAAAAGCTATAGATGTATGTGATGAATTAAATCCACCTGTTCCACCTCCGCCAAGTCCACCAACACCTGCTAATTCAACAAAGGTAAATGTACCTCCGCCGCCTCCGC